TTTCCCACACTACAACCATTGTTTCCCCTCATCAGGTACTTCCGAAAGAATCGGGTATGGCGTCTGGCAGGTACTCATAAAGCAGGTTGCAGCAACACCTCGACCGCCAAGCTGCAGTAGACAGGTGGTACCAACTAGGCAGTTCCGTAGCACTGGATATCGATGCTGTACCAAACCTTTCCAGAATCCTGGCAGGCATTAGGCGAAAGCCATGCGCCTACTATAGATATGGTCGGTTCAGCCTCGTCTCCGGATGATCGAACTCTGCACCATGGGAGATTGTTAAACGAGCGGTTGAGCCGCACTGGTACTCCCTTAGCACCCTTCACCTTATACACAACGTCCTCCAGGTGGTTGAGTATGTCGGCGTAAGTGCCAGAGGAGACTGGCGCAGCCCTGTCAGCGTTACTGATGGCAGCAATCGCTGTGGCATCGGCGTTGGCAGGCATTGTCATGATGGCAATACGGGTGACACGGAAATAAGCCGCGTTACCTATAGCCGCCCTGATGGAAGAATTAGTTCGAGGGTCTACCGGCAACTCAAACAACCAGCCATTGACTGGGTTGGCCGGGGAGCCTGATGGTATGCTGGCAGTGGAAGACATATGTCCCGTGGTGATGTCACCACGAGGCACGGCCAGTGCCAAACCTACTTGAGGGGCTCGACCCCCTCGCCGCCTACGCCTACGGCCACGTCTACGTGGTTTTCTCGCCATTGATGTATGGAAGGATGGCTTTTAGATGTGCGCTGTAATCTGAGGTTGTAAGTTCAAATAATTCACCCGCCGGGCCCAAAGCGGTTTCAAGCGCAAACTGCATCTGAGGTTCTACTCCGAATGCACGATAAAAGCTCATTCGTGCTTCAGCGGTGATCAGTCGCCCGGAGTATGCCATTCCTTCAGCTAGTCGTGTAAATCCACATGAGTAGCCCATGGAACTTTTAATGTTGGACTTAGCGCCGTTCAACAACGTGCGGTAGAAGCTGGACATTACGGGCACTCCATCAGTGAGAGCCATACCGCATTGCCCTATAGCGTCTAACCACAAGCTGCGTGACTCACGCGGTCCAATATAAGTTAAATCCTTCGCCATCATGGACGGGTGACGCGTCATACCCCACCGCCCTGCCCAAACGGGCTGGGTTTGGCAGAATTGTATTTTCTCAAACACATCCACGGTAGGCTCGATCTCCA